TAGCTGTAAAACCGCAAAAAACATGATACATTTTTCCTTAAATTAATCAAAAAATATGATACTTTGTGTTTAAATAAACCTTAAACAACAAGAGGGAGCGCTTGAGCGCCTTACCCCTTAATGATTAACTCCTTAGCCTGCTTTTGTTTTGCACCGTTCAAACTGTAAACCGTTTGTACCTCTATGATCTCAAAGTCCTTATATAAGTCTCTTACTACCTCACAATCGTTGTATGATAGAACGAATTTACCCTGTATGTTCTTAAGCATATTAGCAAGCTGTACATGCTGATCTATATGAAAGCCTTGTGGTGTTTGATAATAGCTCTCTGTGCCTATGTAAGGCGGGTCTAAATAGAAAAGCGTTTGAGGATGATCGTATGTGCTTATGAGCTTTTTAAAGTCCATATTCTCAATACATACACCTTTAAGGCGTTTGCTCCAGACGTAGAAGTCTCGGTAAATGTTCTTAACACGAGGCTTTGCTCCTCTTGGCATTGCAAAGCTATCAGCTCTTGAGCCAAAGGAGAGTGAGAGTAGGTAGTAATAGTATGCTGCACGTTGGACATCATTTCGAGGTTGGAGCGCTTCAGCTTTGATCTTAGAAAAGATATCCCTTGAGATGAGCATTCGATTAAGATGCATTTGCAATGATTGTGGTTTTCTTTGGATTTGAAGATGAAGATTAACAAGATCAGCGTTAATATCATTAATGACTTCTATCTTTGATCGTGGCTTACGATAAAAGACATTCAAAGCACCACCGAAGACCTCACAGTACCGTTCATGTACTGGGAACTCTTCGATAATTCTATTGGCAAGCTTTGACTTACCTCCGACCCACGCAAACGGGGCAACTTTAGGGATGTTGTGATACTCTTTGAGTCTCTCCATGCTTTCAACCTTTCATTTTGAAATATTTTTAAACGCTTGTTTAAAAATATCATAGAATTTGATTGCAAGGAGTTTAGCGGCTTACTTGTTAGCGGAGGAGTGCCCACCTCCGCTTTAATTTAATGATAGTTTCCTTTCCCAAATAATCTAACTGCCATGTACATTAGGTACGCTTGCCACTTTGGAGTATCTAAAAGCAACATCGCTCTCAAGAACTCTTTATCAGCCCATTCTTTTGTATTGGTTGCTGCTTTGTACCAATAATCATGTAAAATGGTTGCTTTGGTATATGCTCCTATCTTTGGGATTATGGACTGCACCAACTGTGGAACGGTTGCAAAGTCTGTCTCGAAGCCAACTGGTACAACATACGTCACACCCTCATTAGTGGTATATGTAAATTCTCTGGTTAGCTCTGCAGTATCCCCGCTAGGCAGAAAATCTACACCTAGCTTTTCATTGATAAAATAGTAATTATGCATACTCATCCCTCAAACTTGGGAAGCTCAGCGATGAACTCTTCAACGCTTGGCAATGTACGTCCACCGCTTTTGATAAGATCAAGTTGGGCATAACCGTATGACCATACATTTGCTCTCCAGATACCAAAGGATTCCCCCTCAGCTTGAAAAGAGTTTACATATCCTGCATAGCTACACGCTGAGACAATATTGTCATATCCTTTTGACTGTGCTTTCAAGTCTAAAACTTCTTGAATTTTATGTTTAAATAACTGGACAATTTCCTCTTGTGTTTTTTGCTCTACTTTCCATTTTAAGTAGGGAATGTTATTGATAAGCTCCACCCCATCGCAAGAAGCATTTTCATATTCCTTTGCAGGGCTAGGTCTATCGATAACTTTTAAATACCCCATGCCCTCTAAGAATGCATCTGTCAATATACTTGGAAGCGATACATCTTGATTATCTTCTCTTATGGATAGATGACTTTCGAATATTTTTCCATTTTTGTACCACATTGTTATCCTTCCTTATAGTTCGTTGTATAATCTTGTAACTTCTGATTGAGTTATAGCTCTATTGAAAAACCTGAGATGGTCCATTGTTCCGTTATAAACTTGATCGCCTCTACTTAGTAAATATACATTTTGACCACTATCAAAATTTGCAGTTGGAAAATCATTCTTTGTAGTGACTAAAACGCCATCAACATATAGATTTGCTATGTTGCTTGCTCTATTGAAGGACAATACTAAATGATGAAAAGAACCAACCGTAAAATTATGGACATATTCCATGATTGATAGCCAAGCTCTATCTCCTTCGGATTCTTGTCCTGTTAAAATTCCATGCCATACTTTCCCAAACTGTATTTTTTTACCTGTTTCTGTATTAAAGGTATCACCGTATGAATTTGTAATAGCAGCATTAAATCTGTTCGCGAAACTAAATCTAACGTCTGCTTCATATTTAAACCAGACAGAGATAGAGTAGCTTCCGTTGTATGGCATTAAAAGCTTTGTACCAGTATCTATCCTTGCCGAAGATGATAAGATAGAAGTTCCAAATTTTCCAGTTGGATATGTCACAGAGCCAGCAAGTAAAGTACCGTTATATGTTCCACTTGTATCTAATAAGTTACTTTCAAATCTATACAAAGCTTTGCATGAGCCGTCTCCGAGTACATCTACTACATTAAGTGTAGAAAGATAATTAACAGCTGCCGCTGCCAAAAGATTTCTAATACTCACTTACTATCCTTTGCTAACACTAAACCTCTCCATGTAGTTCCACCATCATGTGAATAAAAACCTAAAATATCTACTCCACTTGCTGTTAATGTTGGAGCGATACCGTTTGCCCATTTAACACCAGAAAACCATGTAATAGTATATGCTCCACCATTAGTAATCTCAAGCATAAAGCTATTAGCATTACCACTTGAGAGAGCGTGAGATATTGTGAATGTTGTTGCTGCAGTAATCGTTTTTGTAAAGAGGTTTCCTGTTGCTAAATCAATATCATTAGCACTCATTGCCACTTTTGTTTCTCGTAAAGCAGTAATAGCACCTGTCATTGTTCCGCCATTTAACCCTAATTTTCCACTTAGAGCATTAAGTATGGTTGTCGAAAAATTTGCATCGTTTCCAAGTGCTGCGGAGAGTTCACTTAGCGTATCTAAAAGAGCGGGTGAGCCATTAACTATCTCTGATTTTAATTGATTTAAAAGCGTGGAAACCTCTGCTTTAGTGTACCAATCACCTACTTTTAATTGCTTCGTTGTCACATTATATTCAAACATAACGAACCAGCCATCATTTGCATGATTTCTACACTTTAAATAATGTGTTGTTGAATTGCTTGTATCAATCCAAGGCATAAACGGTTCAGGGTTTAACGGCTCACTATTCCCGCTATTTTGAGTATTAATGGCTTTGAATATAGCGTTTATTGCGTTTCTAATGTCTACGCCTGAATTAGCATCTGCTTTAGTGATCTCTTTGTCTGTTACTTGCATTTTCTCTCCTTAATATCCTGATGTATACCAGTTGCACATACGCACAACGTTGTTCCCATTATTTTTAACATTGAGTGTAAATCCTTCATTTGTTTCATTTGTCAGTTCTATTTCATCGCCTGCTATTGCATTACTTAGTGTGATTTGCGTGTATGGTTTTGGTAAGATATTAAACGGCTTTGAAAACATTACTATCGCAGGGGTTTCTACTGCGCCTTGCTCAAAACGATCAGGCATATCGATAGAGAAACTAAAACTTGTCACAATAGGTCTTATATTTTCATTGAGCGTTATTAGAACTAAGCGCATTTTGAACGATTGACCTAAATATTCTCCTATTGTAAAAGGCTTCCATGCTCCATAGTTAATACCATCTTGAGAGATTGAAATTTGAGCATTAATAGAAAAATCTCCTGCGGTGTATCCATCAAAATTTTGTATTGCATCAAAATCTGAAATAGAGTCAAAATCACTCAGTAAATTCTCTGCGTACACATTAAAATCAACATTGATCTTACAGAGCTGAGCAGAGCCAATATTAACAATATTTTTACTTTCATAATAACCAACACCATAGACCGTTCCATTTGGAAAATCAAAGTTTTTCATAGCATCAAAGTCTAAAATATCATCAAATAGAACATTACTCTCCAGTGTTAATGCACCATCGTAAATGATGGTATTTGTTCTATTTCCACTCCATGTATCATGCTCATTGAAAGAAGCTATGATGTTTTTTGGAAGTAAGCTTCCATCCACTAGAATGCTTGCAGTATTTTGAGAATAAATCTTTATGCCACTTTTGGTTGTGTAAAAAGGCTTAACCATGTAATTGCCATTAGTGACGGCTTTTAATGTTGCTTCGCTTGTTACCCCTACAACCTGACCATAATCCCAATTATCACCCTTACGGACTTCATAAATAATAGGTGTTTTTGAGCTTGATATTTTTAGCCAATAAAGGTTTTGTTGGTTGTTTTCATAGATCACATTTATCGCTTCAATATCTTCTAATCCTGCTGGAAGAAGTATTGTTTCAACAAAATTTGACTTATTATCTGTAGTATCTACGGCATAGACACGAACTGTTTGTGTGACACCTAAAATGGGGATATTGCAAGTCTTTGTCGTTTGAGAAGAAAACAAATCACCATTAACATAGATCTCGAACTTTGAAAAATCAATTGGAGGGGTATCATAATCCCATGAAAGTTTAAACTCATCTTGCAGTTCGATATATGTTAAATTCGCAACAGGCTCAGGGGGATTGAGTTTTCCTAGTACCGTGTAGTTTAATGATAAGCTTTTCCCAAAGGTATCTGAAACGATGATATCATAGGTAGCATCACTGACTACCAAATCAAGTTTATTTGTAAAGACTTTAACTGATGCATAAGGGTCATTGTCTTTTTTGTATTGCACCGTATAAGATAGAGCTTCTCCGCTCCATGTGAGCTGCATAACTGTTTCGACACTTCCATCTTTAGCATAGCGAATATAATCTGTTGCACGAAGATTTCTAAGTCCAAGCGCTGATATAATGGGCGTATCAATCTCTTCACTATCGTTATAAACATCCTCATTGTATTCGAGCAAGGTAAGCTTTCTGGTAAGCTCATTACTCGTTCCTATTTTCAATACTCTAAAAAGCTTTGAAGCCTTACCAATCTCTCCAAAGGCATAGTTATCATACTTCTCATAAACGTCTAGTACAGGGCTAGTAAAAACCAAAGTGTCTGTTGTATTTCCAGTATTAATAACAGGATACTCTTTGACGTTATTGTGTTTATCTCTTAGCTGAATACAATAAGACTTTCCACTCTCGAAGGTGACTTCACGATCAAGTGTGATCGTAATGGAAGTGTAAGAGACAATACGTCCACTAAAGCCATATTGAGGCGTGTCATGGCTTACTCTTACAATGGAGCCATACTTACATACAAGTGAGTCTTTATCGGCTTCTAATGTGACTGTCTCCGTTAGGTATCTATTGCAATTAAGCATATAGCGTCCATGCTTTTTTGCTTGAGCACGGTTGGTACATCCTATTAGCGTAATAGCAGTTCTATTCTCTTCAGCTACGCTATCATAGTTCCCACTTGAAACTTCCACAATCGTAGGTTCATAATCTAAATTTGCATCATAGTACGTTACCTCTATCACATTGGCACGATCTAATATAGGGAGGAACGTTTGCTTGAAACTGTCTTTTAAAATATTTCCCACTCCAAAGGTAAAAGACTGTACAGGGATTTCTTCAGCTCTGTCCATGATCGCTTCAAATTTTGAGCCAAATTGAATGATGGAAGCTCTGCCAATAGTACCAACAAGATCAAGCGCTTTGCGTAAGGTCATAGAGGTATCAAATACACCATTAAATGTGTAGCCCATAGCTTCACAATGCGTAGCCCATTCCTCAAAACTTGGAAGTATCCTATCTTCGCTAATGCCACTTTCTTGTAGCATCTGTTTTGCAATTAATGCAGGATTGCTTGAGTTCGCAGACACGATACACGAGATGGATGGTTTACTTCCACCTAGCTGATCTGTAGCGAGAGCCCTTATAGCTAATATTGCCGTACTAGGGTATATAAAGTCATCGCCTATTTCTTCAGTGATGTACTCTAAATAACAATCACTTCCGTAACGTGAAGATGAGTTGGGCGCTTCGTAGAATTTAGCTCTTACTTGATACTGAGCAGGAGGGAGGTTATTTACTTTAAACGTCTTTCTAAAAGTAGATGTTTCATTAGCTGTAATTGTTGTATAAGGTGAATAATATGCCTCATAGTACCAACTTACAGTAGTGCTTGCTACATCAGGGTAGGAGTTATTAAACACAACGTTTGAAGGCATTGAACCTACTATTCCAATATAGCCACTTTGATATGCAGAGTATTGTGCTATATTGACGACTCCATTACCTTGAACAACTTTATACCAATATCCTATCGTATAGCTATCGCCACCAAATCTATTCCAATTAATGCCATCATTGGAATACTCCAGTACAACTTTAACACGGTACTCGCTTATTGTTCCTTGGTCATTTGCAAAGAAAATACCCCTTGGAAACATCAACGTAGCAGATAGAGACGTAACCTCATTCCCATCCGTTAAAGTTTCTACATAAGAGGTTGATAGTTTCCTTCCAACTTCTTTATCGCTTTTTGTATTATCAAAGTTTGTTATTAGTAATTGATCGTTATATCCGTATCTGATTTCATAGGTGACATTATCAAAGTTCTCAATGCTCTCATCATTAATCTTGATGTCAGAGACTGAGTTAATGACACCATCATTAAGCGCATATAAGCTATTCCAATACTGCTTATTATCAATGGTTTCAATAAATTTACTGTATAGAGGAGCGGTGATTTTATGTGTTCCAAATACTTTAGGAATAGGTGTTCCTTGCGTAAATTTGTTGTAAGACTCATCCCATGAGTAAGTCGTTGAACTTGAAAAATCAGAGCTGTTAAATGAGCTTGTAGCGGTAGCAACTGGTAGGATGGCATTCACCAAAAGTCCACCTGCCAGTGCGACACCTCCCGCAGCAACAGCGCCCCAAATTGAGCCATACGTAGCACCAACCACACCGCCTGTGTATGCAGAGGCAACAGCAACAACAAGCATCATGACACTTCGTGTTACTTTATTTCCTCCTCCACCGCCACTCTTTGGAATGAACATGACATTGATAATATCACCTTCTACAATCTCAAATGGCTGATGCTGAATAACAGAGTTTTTAGAAAGAACAACCTCATACGCATCATCTATCAAAAGGTCTTTTATAATTTCGTCGCTATGTCGTGCAGTGCTCTTAATGATCTTTAAATCATGAGGATTTAGGATATTACTGTGCGTTATAATTTTGCTCATAGCTATAAAATCCCTCAATCATATTTTTATACTTAGCGATCTCTTCAACGATCGCACCTGTTTCTTTCAGTGTATGAATAAACCGTTTGTCATCGATGCAATACCCAAAATGTGTGACGATGTTTGGGTGGTTAATGTCATATTTAAGGGCAATCACTGCACCTCTTTTAGGTTCAGTTTTAACCCAGTTTTTGGAAACTTCCAACGCAAAATTCATAAAGATTTTATAGTTCTCATTAAACCTGATCTTAGGGTCAACGAGGTCTATGTTATGCTGCGTTTTATAGATATCTCTTACAAGTGCGTAACAATCCATTTGCTCAAAAGGAGTGCCGATATAATCTGCTAATCTCATGCGCGATACCCACTTCCTAAGCCCATAAACCCACCAAAACGCTTACTATTATTTCGTGCTCTACAGTCACTTAGTGTTTTATTGCATGTGTTTAGATCACCTGTATAACCGCAACGTCCATCTTTAAATTTGAATGAGCAGAAATTGGCATACATTTTTCTAGGTGGATAGGTCTTATTAAAAAGCGATTCTGTTCCAAGATTGAACGTAGCAGCTTTATTATCAGTGCTAAAGTCCGTTAACTGAAAATAATCCGTTAAGACTGCTTCACTTAGATCATTAGTATTGAGAACGTAAACCGTACATGTAATACCATTCCCATCGATGCCGTTTTGTTTCAAGTAGGCATCGTATGCCATAACGTACCCAGACATTGCCCTTGAGGTATTATCTAAGAGAATTTGAAAATTTGGAGTTTCACCTTTTCCTGCGCTGATCTCTCCAACTTCAAAAGGAAACGCAATGTATTCATTTCCTTTAAATATCACGTTCTCGCTATTGTTGACAACATAAATTGTTGGAGTTGATGGTATATTAATCTCTAAAGCAACGAGAAGAACGCTATCAGTTCCAAGAGCGTTAAGGTCTGCGATGGTTGTTAGTTTCATCTTAGACCTCTCGTAACTCTACAGTAGTACTGCATCTTCCTGCACTCACAGGCTTAGCTTTTAGCTCATCCATAGCGAAGATCACCGTATAGCTTTTCGTAAGATCGATCGGGTGGGTAAAGGTAAAATTTAATCCTTGGTTTGCTTCAAAAAATGCCTCCAAGATGGCATAATCTTCGTTTTTAATAGCCGAGTAATTGAGCGTAAATGATTTTTTTGCTTTGGTATAACGAGGGCGGGACATTGTATATCCCGCTTCGCTCTCTGAACGGAGCGCTCCTTTTTTTGTTGTGATCTCACCATCGAAAATAAAACGTGGGATACTTGGATAAATAGCCATTATTGTTTACCTGCCAATAGGTCTCTTGAGCCATATCTATTTTTAGAGATACCGCTAATCCATAACTGCATAATTTCACCTTCTGCATCCATAGTCTTTTTAGTATTGGTGACTTCCATAGGTGTTCCACTTTGGTTAATGATCTGTATTTTCATATTGCCACCGCCTAGTGCGGTTGATATATTTCCACCTACGCTACCACCTTCTGCATAACCTTTTCTTCGAGTCACCTCAAGCGCTGAAACAAGTGGTTTATTTTGTTTAACCATCCATTGAGGGATGACATACTCACCACCATGTACGATACCTTTAGGCTCATATTTACCACCGTCTCCAGTGTAACCACCTGCTGCAAAAGGGATATATCCTCCATCGTATGCTTTAAAAAGAGAACTTCCAGCGCTTGCAATTCCTGAAGTTATACTGCTTACTAAAGGCTGTATAACCATAGTTTTCATGATGGACATGTATATGTCATTCATAATATTTTTGGAGAGATTTCTAAAGTCCATGAAATTGTCACTTTGTGTATCGAAAAAATTCTCAAAGCTATTGTTCATGCTGTTAGATACATCTTCCATAATGGTGACTATCTGCTCTCCATAAGACAGTGTATTAGCTACAACTCGTTCTTTATAAATCTCAAATGCCTCAGACGCTGTTGTAACACTCTGTAGTCTTATGGTTGAAAAGGCATTGCTTTTTGCAATAGCTTTTTCTTCAGCTGCTATAATCTTGTCAATTTGCTCCGTCGAAAAATTATCTCTCTCAAGCTCAAGACGTAACTTTTCGATCTTCATTTGTGCTGCAAGAGCATAATCGCCTATTGCTTCATAGTAACGCTCATTTTGCTCTAGCTGTTTTTGGAGTGCTGTTCGGCTATAGTCTTTTTCAGCAACACTATACATTTGGTTTTTTTGGCTTGGTGTTAGGTTCGTTTTATCAAGCTCTTCTTTATACCTTTTAAGCTGTATCTCACCTGCTTTTACTTCATTGCCAATAGCTTTGTAATACTCCAAAAGAGCATCTTCTTGTTTCTTAAGAGTCTCTTTTTGTCCATCAGTTTGAATGCGATCGATAGCAGCTATAAAATCTTTTTCCAGTGCCATTTTTTGATCGTTGCTAAGTTTATGCTCATCGAGGAACTTTTGGTATTTGTATGCTTCTTGTAAAACCTCTTGATCTACTTTTTCTTTTGTAGCAGTTTTATTAAGATCAGCTATATAATCGTAATAATCTTCATCTAGCTTTTTACGATCTTTAGTAATCTGTGCATTATCTAAGTATGTCTTTTTTTCTGCGGAGAGAAGTTTTTGTAATTGCGCTTCAGTTAAAGTTGTATTTTTTATGCGGATTTCTGCCTCTTTTGAAGCCCAAGCAGTCGATAAATCCCCTATGCTTTTATAGTAATCTTCATAAGCTTTTAAAGACTCAATAGTTTGTTTTTTAGAGTCATCATCACTAAGTGTTGCAGACCCACCAAATTTCAATTTTCCAGAGGATGATGAAGCATTATCTGCCATTTTACGAAGTTGCTCAGCTTGGATTTTGTAAGCCTCAATGCGTTGTCCTGTTTTTTCAAATACTTCTTGATACTTCTGTTCATACGCTTCAGCAGTTTTAAGCATTCCTTCTTGTGATTTTGCTTTTTCTGTATTTTCTTTAGCAATATTTTCCCAATACTTAGTATTAGCCTCTGCTTGTGCTTGAATATCTTGAGAACTTTCATACGTTGCATAAGCTAGAGAGCCCAGTACCGTTGCACCCAATACATAAGGATTTGCTTTAGCTGCTACGTTGAATGCAAGTTGAGCTACCGTGGCGCTTTTAAGAGCGGTATTCATAGCTGAGATAACGGTTGTCGTAGTGGCAATACCTGTTGCGATCATCCCACCTGCTTTAAAAGCAGCATATCCAACGATTAGATTATCTAGGATATCCCTTGTCTCATAAAGCCCTTCACCAATCTTTTTACCATTTGTATAGATAGCCATTAATGCATTTGAAAATTCGCCTGAAATCTGGTCAGAATTTTTTGTTAATAACGCGCTTATATCAGTTAAATCTGTTTTTAATGCATTAAATAAGTTTTCGCCTGCTTTTTGCCTTACTGAGTCAAATCCATCTTTTAAGTTAGAAGTTACCCCTGTCCAGTTGGACGCCATCTGTGCCCCAGCAACTTTAAAATCTTGTAATTTAGTCATTAAGAAGCTGTATGTATCGCCAAGTTTGATGTGTTGTGCTATTTGTTCATTTGTAATGCCAAGATTTCTAGCAACTTGAGAATTCATGTCTATTTGACCTGAAAGAACTGAACGCATCTCTTGGGCAAGCTGATTCATTGGCATACCCATTGCTGCGGCTGCTTGGGTCATAAGTGTAGTATATTCAACAGTTTGCTCTAGTGTCCAGTTAAGCTTGAGTGCTGGTCCTACAGCTGCTTGAAAAGCATCTGTTAATTCAGCAAGAGTCGCAGGAGTTTCAATATTTGCTTTTCTTAATAGTTCCACAACATTCGCGGATTCTTTCTGCGCAAGAGAGAACTTCTCTTGTACTGAAATGGTTTTACCTAGTGAAGTTTCATTTTGTGCATTAACCGCAATAAGAGCAGATATACCTGTACGCATAGATTCAAATTGTGAATTAATATCTATCATGCCTTTAACAAGCGTAATAGCACCATAAGTAGCAAGAATACCTTGTACTGTTTCTAAAGGTGCAACAACACTTTTAGCACTTTTTTCAATAGAAGAAAGGGTCTCATTTATCCCACTAAGTCCCTTACTTGCTTCTCTTGCTTTTTGTTTTAGCTTGTCAGTAGAAGCACTAGCATCATCGAACCCTTTTGCACTTAAAACAGAAGAAATTAATATGCGGATTTTAGATTCTGCGTCCATTGTTATTTTCCCTTATTTGCCTTTGCTCCCATATAGCTCAAGATGTCATAGACTTCTAAAGCATCCAGTTCTGCTCTTTCACACCAAAGCTTAGTAATCTCAAAGTTTATGGTGTACCCATATTCACTTGCTCCACTTGCACGTAGAAATAGAGAGCCGATAAAGCTCTCGTATTCATCTTCTAAAATTGCGACGCCTCTTTCTCTATAAAGAGCCAGTGCCTTTGCATCAAGCCCATCCGATGAAGGTGGGAGTTCGCCGTTTTTGGCTACTTGCTCTGCCCATCTTCCGAGGCGTTCAACTTTTTTTTATCATCCTCTTTAATTTGTTGGTTAATCTCATCAAAAATCTCTGAATATGTAACTGCTTGATTTACCATGTAGGTTAGCAATGCTTGTTTTTGGTCATTTTCCTCAATAGCTACATTAAAACGTTCTTTACACATTTTCTCAATAAGCTCGTAAGATTTTAAGTAGTCAGGGCGAACAAGGGACATACGATTTTTTTTAAGTTCAGCAAGTTTAGACACAAGATTTTTGTTTTCCCAAAGAAGAGTTAGTCTATCTTTTAAAGAAATATCTTCCAACTTTAAAAGCGCTAAATTGGTTTCTAAAGAACCTTCTTTTTCTGAAATATCAATTGATAACGCTGTAATTTCTTTTTCTAACGTACTCGCCGTTTCAATTAAATCGGTGTGCTCTTTTGCTATAAGGTCAATCTTTTTTTGCTGTTCTGCATTTAAACGATTAACAACAATACAAAAAGATTGCTCACCAATTTTAATAGTTACCGCATGTCTAATTTTAATCATCGCTTAGTCCTTAGTGTGTGAAATGATAAAGTTTAAAGTTGTCATCGCCATTGGTTGCTACTGCGTTGTATTCTCGCTGAATGACATAAATTCCGTCGCTATTTTCATAATCTGGTTGTTTAGAAATTTTTGCTTTCGGGATAGTAAGTCTCCAAATAATATTTCCTGCTGTATCTTTTAAGTCGCATACGAATGCCATACTAACACCGATGGCAAGTTCATCGAAGCCATCGCTTCCTGCATTTTCCAAACGAGTTTTAAGCGTAAGTTTTGGCGAGAAGTCAGAGAGATGGAACTCACCAACATTAGTGAATTTCTCTTGGTTGATAGTATTTCCCATATCAAATTCAAATTCACTCATATTGATCTCAACACCATTAATGCTCAGACCTCCCATACGGCGAATAAGCATAAGCTCATCTCCCGCAACATCGGTAATCGTTTGAGGAGCTACTACCTGCCCAACATAACTGCCCTGTATGCTAAATGTACATGTGATCTTATCTCCGACCTTACCGCTCATTTTAAAGCTGCTCTTCGCACCTTGATATTTGAACTTTCGATCAGGCATAACGATATCGAGGCTTGCCGTTGTGGCTGAATGTGTTTCAGGCGTAAAGACATATCCAACAAAAGGTTCAGTTACTGCTGTCTTTTTGAGATTACAAATCTCAAACAACGTTTCGTAATACTCAAGACTCTTGTATAATGAGGTTGTAATATCAAGCTTACCCACCGCCCAGTCAGCAAGAACAACGTTATCTTTCATGCCACCATAAAAGCTAAAATTTGGGATTTCCACTGTATCCATCTCTGCATTAGGCAAAACGGCACTTTCAATCTTTACCACTTTCGTTGGGACTTGATATGTACCTGCAACGGTTTCTTTATCTATAAGTACACTAGATCTAGCCAATACTCTCATCTTAGTTCCCTTCTTTTTTATTTGTTTTATTCAAAATAATCTGCTCTAGCGTTAAAAACGCATCCGCTCCCATCCATGCTGCAACACCAGCTATCGCCACACTCACGTTTTCGCTATGAAAATAGTAGAAAGCGATTTGAAACGTAACGTATGCAGCGAACATACTGGTTAAAATACCAATCGCCAAACCTCTTAATCTCTCTGTTCTGCTCACAGGGGCTTTGTTCTTTGCAAAGTAACCTAAGATGCCACCCACTAGGGCTATAAATAAAAACCATGCCCAAAAGGTCAATTTTTCATTATTCATCGATCGCTCCACATTTACGTGCAACGTCTCGTGCGATATCTGCATCACTAGAAGCGTTTGCCACATCTACAGTTACACTACCACTAGGTACAGACTTAGCGGGTAGCGTTAAGTTGCACTTTGTTGGAACAGCGTAAGGCGTTGGTTTCTCAAGATAGACGGTCTCAGGCTTTGCGCTGCATCCATGAAAGGCAAGGACAAGCGCACCGATAAAACCGTATGCAAAGAAAGAAAGCAAGCCATAGCACACAACCTTTGCGATTGGTTGAAGTGTACGTTTAACGGTTTGCATGGTAAACCTCCATCGTCTGTTTAATGTCGTTTAATTGAGCCTCGCAGGTCGCATTAGCGTCGAGCGGTGGTCTTTTGTATATCTTAATAATTGCAGGCACTCGTGTTGCGAGATCATCTTGTGCCTTTTTAAGATCGATCTTGTTTTTTTCCACTTCTCGCGTTTGCGTATCTAAGGCAGAAGAGAGCGTCACATTTTGTGATCTACACCCAAAAAGCTTTGATTTTTCACTAGTTAAACTAAGGTTTAATTTGTCGATAGTATTTCCCCGTACATACAGGGTAAAACCTAAAAACACGATCACAAGCAAAAGTGCAAGCACCATGTATAAAAGTGTTTTAACCACTTTGGCTGCTGCATCTAAATTATCAAAGATCATCTTTACTCCTTAGTTTTCAAGCGATATAGTCGCTTCAAGAATGAAGTCGAGTACACGTATTTGTTTCTCTGCTAAGATAGCTGGGTAAGAGCGTATAAATACGATCTCATCACCTTGAATAAAGAGTTTCATAAACTCCTTAGTTAAGGCTTCAGCATCAAGCCCATCAGGCATAAAACGTGCAGTGATCGTTGCTTTATATTCACCTGCACTTAAACGCTCTCTACTGCCTACAAAGAGCTCACACTCTCTTTCTGTTTTAGTCATTTTTGAAGCGATAAGCCCTCTCACAGTAGATAGGGCGTCAGTTTCGTTGTACAGCATTACACAGCTCCAAAGCGAATTTTTCCACTTGCAGGGGTGGTTGTATTTCCTCTATTAACCGCTGCATCGGCACGGGCTTTCCAACTTTTTTGGAATTTTTCAATGTCAGAGGCAGAGGAATAAACCGTCTCATAGCCTGCAAAGTTATTCATACCCTTAGCCCACAATATGGGCGTTACATAGTAAATCGTTTGGCAGCATATCGCTTCTATCTCATCTGGCTCATTTGTAAATACCGTCCTTGAGAAATCTCTTATTGCAGTGTTAAGATGTGCGATAATCTCTTCATCTTTCACACCTCCAAGAGGGTGGAACGTTCTTACGGTTGGGATATCAACGACTGCTGCCATCTGTTTATGCCTCTACAATTGCGCCCATTTTTAAAAGACGCTCTAACTCTTCACCTTCAAAAAGACCTGTTACATCATCTTCAATTGAGTAGGTTTTCCCATTGTGCAAAAGAGGACGTTTTGTTTTAAATTGTTTAACTTCAGACAATTTCTGATCTTCTTTATTTGAGTTAAGATCAGGTGTTTGATCTGCACCACCATTCTTCTCTTTATCTTCAAGCTCAGTACCTTCATTCCCTTGAGGGAGTTGGTCTTCTTTTGTTGCATCAGGATTAGGTGTTTGATCTGCACCGCCATTCTTCTCTTGATCTTCAAGTCCAGCACCTTTATTCCCTTGAGGGAGTTGGGTTTCTTTTGTTGCATCAGGATTAGGTGTTTGATCTGCACCGCCATTCTTCTCTTGATCTTCAAGTCCAGCACCTTTATTCCCTTGAGGGAGTTGGGTTTCTTTGTTAGTCTCAGGAGCCGTAGGTGTGATTACTCTTTTATTATTCTTAGCCATCTGTTTTCCTTAGATAACGTCTTCGAGCAAGAACCCGACATCTTTTGCAACAATCAACTCTTTGATACTCTCAGCAGAGCGCATCAACATTGAACCATTAATGCCAAGACCAACTGGATTTGCACCAGCTTGTTTTGTGCCGTATTGCGCCGTAAAACCAAAGGTAACACCTTTTTGTGTATCTGCGAGAGCGTTAAGATAGGTTAGAGAAATACTATCTCCCCAAACACGTTGCATAACTGCAGCTTGCCCTTTTTTAGCCGTATTTAAACGACCCTCACCAATAAAGATATTGTCGAGTTCTAAGATTTCTGCCACACGAGACTTTAAAGCAATACCGCTATCCCCATTGTTACCTTGTGCCGCTTTTACCACTTTTGGATGCATTGCAAGTTTTGACCAAGCAGCCCGTCCAATCGTCATTGTATTTGGTCGAATAAGAGGTGTGTCTAGTGCCTCAACTAAAACTGCTAACGGGTCAGAGTTTGTATAGTCGCTAAATTTACTCGTACCTGTAAGCGTTAGTGTATTTGAGCTTGCATAACTAGCTGCATTAAAAACAAGTGCAGCAGTGCGCACTTCTCTTGCAAGCGCAACTAAATCTGTAACATACTCAATACCTTTACCCACCAAGTCGCTTCCCTCAGGAGCATTGTCAATGTCGTCATTGGAGATAGTGTCATCTAGACCATAATCAATCGTCATGCTCGTAACTTCACCACCGCCAAAATCAACCATATTCGGTGTACCTTTTTTAGGGAAAAGCGTGTCTTGTAGAGCAAAGCTATCGGCAACTGGGTACTCAATGTATTTAAACTCTTTTTTACCAACAGGGACACGGGGCAGAACTGAGTCCGCGATTAATTTTGTGTTGCGATATCCGATTGCAATTGCGGTAAGCACCGCAGAATAAGGGAATGGTTTATCCATCGTTAGCTCCTTTTATACTTTAGCTCTAGTTAATAACACAGAGATGATATCTCCTGCTACACCACTTTCTAATGGAAGACCAATGATCTTATCCCCTGCTGTAGATGCTGTTACGATCGTGCCATCAGTTTGCGCCTTAACATAACTATCAAGTGCAACACCTGCAGCTCCTACTTCAATCTCTACAATATCATCGTATTGCACATCAAGACTATCTCCCGCTTTGGCAGACCCTAAGCTCACGCCAAAAGGTAAAGAGGTAGCTGTTGGGTAGGCTACCTTTTTACCTGCGCCAACGGATACAACACGGTATTGCTTGACATCACTCGCCACCAAAAAAGCGACGATAGCACCATTTTTTTTCATTTTTGCTCCTTCGTAAGTTTTGCTACGGCATCAGAAATGCTCATAGTGCGTCCTTCTTTTGCTTCTTTAAGCACAAGCTCTTGAGCTGCTTTTGCGATGGCTATTGCATCATTAGTATCTACCTTATCAGGGGTAGTGCTTTGACCACTTTTTTTAATATCCGCCACAAGATCATCTTTTTCTTTGGTGACCTTTGCAAGATCGCCTCTTGTTTTCTCAAGCTCAGCTTTCAGAGTCTCTTTCTCTTTTAAGATAGGCTCTAATTCACTTTTGATAAATGAATTGATCTCTTCTTTTGTAATCGTCGTAGATTTTGCACTGACTGCTTTTTCAAAGGATTTAATAAACGTCTCAAATCCCTCTTTAATCGACTTAAGAATATTCCCATCCTCTTCGCTTAAAGCTTCAGTCTTTGCATCTCCTGCCATACTAAGACCCTTGATATCACCTTTTTCAATGGCTTGCTTAAGCTCAGGGTCTTCAACTTTAATAGCAACCGCCCATGCACCAACTGCATCAGGGAAGATTGGGTCGTTTGCTTTAACAATCCAACTTTCAGCAACATAAGCATTTACATTGTTAAAGTCATGCTGTTTGTCTACGTTGAGTGTATTACGCGCTTTCATAAATGCGTAAGCTGCTTTTTCAATCTCTTCAGCGTTTGCGATATCGCCTTGAGAGTCAACTTTTTCAGGCTCATAAACGATGCCGTAAACGATGCCTTTTTTTGTATCTTGCTTTACAAGCTGTACGATAACCTCATGTTTAGGCTCTTCCTCTTTACTTTTAAAAAGAATTGTTCGCCCATTTGCCCCTGCCTTAACGAGGGAGATGTGCGAGATCTGAATGTCGCTAAGTCTCCTTTTCGCTTTATCTGCCATGTGCATCCTTTTAGTGGGTTTTGATACCGACAATTTAGCGCGTTGAATTTTGAAAAACACTCTATATAGCGGGCATTTGGAGTGCGTTAAAACTTTTTTTGTTTTAGCATTGCATAAAAGCTCACGCGAGGGATAAACATGTCTGAAGAAACAAAAATAGGAAAAAGTAAAGTTGTTGCAGCGAATGCAGGAAGTATGCAGATCATTGATGAAGATAGAATAGCCATCGGTGGGGTTATTACACCATTCTTCGATCATCGAAAGTGTTTAAAACTTTACTACGCCAACATTTACCACCGTCTCTGTATCAATATTAAAACAAGAATTTTAAGTATGGTTGATGAAACCGACTTGGACAAATTCTTGGTAGGTACAACCCCAAAACGTTTTTTATATAAGTCTATCCTTGATGCTGAAATATATGGGAACATGTACACAGAGATCGCGGGTAATGAAAAGTATAAGGCACTCTACCACCTCCCAGCGTTAGAAGCACGTATAGGAAAAGAGTACGCTATTTATCAGATGAGCGGGTTCAAACATACCCCTATTAATGCTGCTCACTTAGGATACGACTCACCCTCAAGTCGTTTTTATGGAGAGCCTGATTATTTAGCCAGTATCAATCCTATTCTTATCAATGAGAATATTGATCTTTACAATGCAGCGTTTTTTGAGAACGGTGCTATGCCTCGCCTTGCTATTATCTTTGAAGGCTCAGAACCTAGCGATGAGCAAGTAGCAAGCATTACAAGTTTTATTCGTACTTCTTATAGGGGTGTTGGCAATGCTCATAAAACTCTTATCCTTTCCGTTCCACCAAATATAGACGGGACAGAACCAAAGATTAAAATTGAAAAACTCTCTGCAACGGAAGATCTCAGCTTCGAGAAACTTCGAGGCATTAACCGTGATGATGTAGTAGCTAGTCATGGTGTACCACCTCGCATGGTTGGCATTGTCAATTCAGGAGGTTGGGGTGGAAGCGGTGAGCTTATGGGTCAATTACACACCTTTAATGAAATTCACATCAAACCAAAACAAGAGCTTATCGAAGAATACTTTGCTTCACTGGGTGTTACGCTAAGGCTTAAGCCTTTAGATGTCACCAACTTTAAAGATGACTCTGAGGTTATTCCTGCTCTTGTAGATAAAGGTATTTTGACCGCTGTAGAGGCTAAAAACATTTTGGGGTGGTCTAAGAATGTTTTATAGGCTCACAATAGCGTTTAAAACCCGTTTAAATTCTTCGACAGCGTTTTTTTTGAGTCCTTATAGCCTAAAAGCATTAAAAACGATTTTAGAGCCGTTTTTGTGCGTTTTTTACAAAAGGGTAAAAAATGGCATATTCTAAAGAAACAAAAGCCAAAATCTTAGCAATTTTAAAAAGCGGTGTCCCAATCACCGATGTGGCGAAAGAGTTTGGTATGTCTCGGTTTACGCTCAATAACTGGGTAAACGAGGATAAAGAAGCGGAGCAAGATACCAAGGCAACGATTAAGAACCTTAAAAAACAACTCTCTGTTCTCTCTAAGAAAAACCAAACCGAAGCGATCAGCCGCAAAGTCGCTATGCTCAGTAATGCGCTCTCAAAGCTAGAGCGCGTTGAAGCTAAAGAGCAAAAGGCACGTATACCTAAGCCTCTTGTCGTACTTAATATGGAAGGGAGTCTGAGAGAGCGTGCGCTTAAAGAGTGTAACCTTTACGGTTACCAAAAGGCATTTTTTGAAGACCCCGCACAATTTCGTATCGTTCTCAAAGCACGTCAGATCGGGTTCTCTTATGTCGCCGCGTTGGATGCGCTTTGCTCCGCCGTAGACAACGGACGCAATCAGCTCTTCTTATCCGCTTCCGAAGAACAAGCCCTCATTCTTATGCGCTATACCTCAATGTGGGCGGCAAAACTTGGCATTACCTTTATAAGAGACAATGAAAAAGAAAAGGTACTTTCTAACGGTGTAATCATCAAAGCCCTTGCTCACAACTTTAGAACGGTACAGGGTTTTACTGGTGATGTGTACATGGACGAATTTGCGTGGTATCCAAACCCTAAAAAGATTTGGCATGCATTTGTCCCATCTATCGGTGCGATCAAAGGACGTCTCACCATTATGTCCACACCGTTTGAAGAGAACTCTATCTTTGCAAATATCTGCCAAGATGAAGCCAAATACTTTATGTTCTCACGCCATCGCATCGACATCTACCGCGCCATTGCAGATGGTCTCGACTTTGACCTTGAAGTCATGCGAGCCCTGTTTGATGCGGACACATGGGCGAGTGCTTACGAATGCCAGTTTATCGACGATGAATCCGCTCTCTTTAATATCTCGCTTATTAAAAGTTGCGTCGATCCTCTCTTTAGCTATTACATGCCAGACTCTCGCTCTCCTCTTGTTAGCGGTTACGATGTCGGGCGTGTCAAAGACTTGGGTTCGTTGGCAGCACTTGATCCTAAAGAGGGCGGAAAGTACGACATGTGTACACTCGACACCTTACGCAAAGCAAGCTTCGATGAGCAAAAGATGCTTATTCGCTCTTTTCTTAATACCAACATGCATGCACGCACTCGTATCGATAAAACAGGTATCGGTATGAACTTAGCAGAAGACATGCACAAAGAGTTTAAAAGCCGAGTGGATGGCGTTACCTTTACCGCCAACATGAAAGAAGCGATGGCGCTCAACCTCAAAAAAATGTTTGAAGACAAGTTGATCCGCATACCTAACGACCCTCTTTTAATCGCAGACATCCACGCAATAAAACGTAAAGCGGGGGCAAAAAGCTTTCTTTATGATGCCGACCGAAACGAACACGGGCATGCTGATCGCTTTTGGGCGTTAGCTCTAGCTGCAAGCCACGCAGAGGTCTTACGTGTACGTAAACAAGGGCGAGCGTATGTTGTTGGATAACCTACAACTATCAATGCCCTAATGTTGGGCGTTTTTAACGACAGTTGTACAGTTGTAACAGTTGTCTACATTTTTTAAATCTTATAAAAAGGAGGAGTATGGAGCAGAGCAAAAGAGCTTCGCTATTAGAGAGCTTATTTAATACGTTTAGTGGCTTTTTGCTAAGTCTTGTCACTGGATATTTTTTATATCCAGTCTTTGGAATGACACAAAGTTGGGGAAATTCGTTTTGGATTACGGTTATTTTTACAATCATAAGTATTGCGCGTAATTATGGGAGTAGACGACTGTTTAACTTTTTACATGTAAGGAGACAAGATGCACATTGATGTAGCGAAAAAGAAGATGTGCCCTTTTGTTGTTGAGGCAAATGGTGGGGCAAAAAATACTTTTGGCACAAGATGTATCGGAGATGAATGTATGGCGTGGGAATTTGACTTTGAAGTAAAAGAAGTTAAACACCCTGAACCATTCGCTCCTAGAGAAAAATGCGTTATCTCCAAAAAATATGGTTCTTGTAAAAGAATAAAGTGAAAGGAAAAAGATGAAAAAACTATATGCATGGTTATGTTTAAGATGGAGGATGGTTGTTCAACCAAAACTTCTAAGTGGCGCTAGTAAGCTAAAGGCTGTAAGAAAATTACTGTTGGACGCTGTATTGGCTGTTAGTATTGTACTTCTTATAACATCACATTTTAAAGATATGCTGCCAAACGATTTGCAAGTGTATCTCATTAAAATGGGACAAATCAATATTCCACTCATCTATGGATGGATTGTTGGACGGTTATTTCTTGGTAAAGTGGACTGGGAAAACGAAAAGAAGTTCACACCTCAAAATGTAGGGCGTTTATTTTTGTGGGGTGTCATCATAATTGCATTTGCATTAGGCGGGTGATATGTTGAAGTTGCTGTTATGTGTGCTAATCTTAGCGAGTAATGCCTTTTCACTAGAGCGATGTAACATGCTCAAACGAGAGGTGCGACTGGCACACTGGAGAGCATTTGGTACAAGCTTCCCTTGGCAGTATGGTGTTGGACAGCTACATGCAGAAAGTGGCTGTCGGGATATTATCAGTAATGATGGAGCTGGGTCTCAAGGTGTTGCTCAGATTACATATAAGCTATGGAAGAAGGTCTTAGATACCAATGGCATTACTGAGATCACAAGCTTACCTAATAGCCTACGAGCACAAGCGGTAATTATGAAGTCAGTTCATAGGGAAGGAAATCCTCTATGGGTCACGTACCAAATCTACAACGGTGGTGGTTGGGTACTCAAAGAGATCAAAAGAGCTGGAGAGATGGACTGGGCTAAAGCGAAACGTCAATGCGAAGAGTACAGAGAGCGAAAGCTTAACGGTGAAAAAGATCTTGACGCACGAACAAATAGTCGCTTTACACTAAAGGATGGAACGGTACAAGAGAAAAGTAACTGTTACATCAATTACAAATATTCAGGAGATATTTACACCTTAGGGAAGCAGTACGGAGACGTTAAAGACAACGCACAATATCATTTTTGGTAGAGCAAGGGTAACTCACCCTTGCTTGATATTTGCACCGTTACACGCCTCACTTATAAACTCTTGATATGATTTGTAATACCTCACCATTACAACAGTGTTGCTATTTTCTTGGATAAATTGTTCTATCTCATTAAACGTTCTCTCTGCGAAAGTTTCTATCTCTTCTTTCGACTTATTCTGTGTAGTTTGGATGTTTTGTTGAGCTACGTACGCTAAGCACATTCTCATTATTTCATTCATTTTGTCTTGATGGCTCACGGCATACTCCTATTTTTTTAACATTATGCCGTGAGATATAAAGGGTTTGTTATTTTATTTCAAATTGAAATGAGGCTATTTTGCAGAGTCTTCTATGTCTTTTGCTACTTGCTTTACTAAGTTATCCACGTACTTGCGTATGATCGTCTCTATGCGCTTATTTTTAACCGCGCGTTTAAAGTAAGGGTTAGCTTTTTGACCAGGGTGTTTTACACTTCTAACAGGGTGAGAAGCTCCCTTCCAATGAAGCGCTTTCTTTGTGCGAGGCATGATGACATGTGCGCTCGTTCCCTCATGCACAAAAAGAGGGTAAATGGTCTTAGCTCCGCGCCAATTAACTACGATCTTATCGTTGTATTTGTGCCCAACGATTGCCTCAGTGTCTGATATGCTGATGATATCAATACTACCTTTGAGCTCTCCGCTCTTTTCAGGTGCTTCCTCTTGAGCTATCTTTACGACTTCACGAGCAACGGTCTCAAGGAGTGTATTGCCCAGTTCGTACTTCTTAGCCATTCTTAGCCTTTTTCTCAAGCTCTTTATAGATGAAGACCAAAGCATCTATAAAGTCACCGTCGATCACTTTGCCATCTTTTTGTACAGGCTCTCCGTTGTCATCTCTTGGAACGTACACAAAAGAGCAGCGCTCTAAGAACTCTTTGCCATAGTCATTGCATGATTTAAGCAGTTTATCGGGGAGGGTATAGCTGTGCAAGTGCGCTATTTGACCATCTACGAGGCTATAATTAGCAACCATAGGGAATGCCTTATCCATTCCTTCATCGCCTTTTAGCGTGCTCTCAATGTACCAATCTAGCCCCATAATGTCAATGATTAAAGTCCTAGCCATTTTTTCACCCTTTGCCCAATGCTTCGATATGCGATGTCTAGTTTGTCATAATAGACTTCGCTTGCGTTATCATGGAAGTAGTCTAGTCCTCTTCCTGCCTTAAAAAGTGTCTCTATTTTACCGTTTTTATCCAAAATAGCAGTAAAACCATTATCACCTAAAATAGTCCTTTTAGTTTGGTCTCCCGCATGCACACCTTCTTTGGCAATACTTCCTAGTGTCTCTTTCATAAGTGCTTCGACACTTTTGGCTTTACTTGCGCCTAGATGGTCTTTTTTATCTTTTATTTTATTGTAGGTCTTTTTATCAAGTATCTCATACTCTCTGCCAAATTCATCTAAGGTCATGCGCTCAACTTGATCTGCTGACATTTGCCTTACGATGGTACGACATCCCATGTGAAATGGAGGCAGCCCAAAGTTTGGCGGTACTTCCTTACTCCATACACCGATCTTTGAGAACGAAAGATTAGATGCCTCTTTGGCAGCATCTACACTTGTCGCATTTACAATAGCGTCAAACTGCTTTTTAAGCGTGGATACCTTAATAACCCTAAGATGCATAGAGCGACATACGTTTGTCGTTTTACCATCCATCTTAGCCACAATCTGAACGTATGTGTCGCCTTGCTCTATGGCACGGCTAAGCGTTCCAAGATTGCGCCCTTGACGTAGATTAAAGTCAGCTGCAACTTTGAGCTTTTGAACTTCCATATCTGCGTACTGGGTAAAGTTCTCGCGCAATGCCTGCATAAGCTCATCGTGGGTGTACTTGCCCTCATATACGTCTGCAAAGATGCTTTTTAGCTTCTCTTGAGTGCGCGTAGAGCTATCATTGCCTACCCACATCATACGTTTTTCAAGTGCGGAGATCGCTCTCTCATCTGCTGCACCAAATTGTGCAGTCACTTTAGGCGCAATGACTCCTTCTATCATAGATTTTTCATAGATCAGTGGGATGAGTACAGCAGAGCTAGGAACAGCAGACATTGAGGAGCTTGCGATTTTACTTGCAAAGATAGACTCTACAGTTTCAGGTGAAATGTTTTGGTCGTACTTCTCAAGGAAGATCATAAGTTCAGAGAGCAGATCATTAAAGTTGCTTTGTGCGTTTTTAGCGTACAGGGCGATGTATTCGTCTATGAGTTCATCAAGACTCATTTTCTCGTAATTTTTGGCTTTTAGAAGCCTTGTAAGGATACTGTTCATCTATTTACACCTTATTCTTATCTACCATCATAATCCATTCGCAATGCTCAAAAACTCTATGAGGACAAAAAGGTTTTCCGTAACTACTATAAATAACATCTATTCCATCACTAGATAAAGTATAAACATTTACTCCTCTTTCATCTATGATATATCCTTTACTTAAAGCCAACTCTTTACACTTGTGAGCTAGTTCGTAGATATTTATACAAAAATCTGACCACTTTATTGACATTGAGTTTAGCCCAGACTGTCTAAACCATAATTTATCGCCTCTTAATGTCATATTTTCTATTTGCTTATCTTTTAATACTTCACTCAATAGCTCTTTACTTATCATCTTTCTTCCTTTTTAAAGTCTCTTTGGTTCATGCTCACGCTCTCTTTTGCGTAATCTCTCCAGTAGTCATCAAAGCGTATAGCTTCAATGGTCATAAAGGAGTATTCACAGTTCTTACATTTACGGTAGCGCTCATTGACTGTGCCTTTAACCGTGCTTACTACGTATGTATCTGCTGCGCATTTAGGACACATCATCGGCTCTTAATCCCTAGCATGTATTCAATGCCTAAAATGACCTTTGATGCCTCACTTTTGTTTAAACTGTTTAAACGTAAAGGACGCTTTTTAACGGTCTTAAAACAAAACTCTCTAAGTCCATTTTCGCCACGATCTCCCCATAGCTTTAAAATGCAGGAGAGCTGTTTGTCTGTGATGCCTTCTTTCTTTGTTTGAGGTCTATTGCCTTTTATGATCGGTTGAGCACCTTTCTCTAAAACATCAATGAGGTTATACAGCTCATCGATGGAGAGCTTTGAAGAGCTATCGGCTTGGTACATGTTAAACAAGAAACCCTCCCATGCACTTTGTTCTTTGGCTGCTTTGGTAAACTCATTGCTGTGGATACGAGCAAGAAGGCTTCGTCTTAGCTGTGTTTGTTTAGGTGTCATGTTCACTCCTGTACAACTGTTACAACTGTACAACTGTTCTTTTTTACAACTATGAAAGTACGCATTTTAGGCACTTTTATCGCTTAGTTGTATAGTTGTAACAGTTGTATACACTTTTTCTTTTCCTACTTTTTCAACATTCCAAAAACGACCAATGTGCTTCTTGAGATAATCAAGTGCTGTTCTGTCTGCTTTATCTTTACCAAGGCTATGTAAAAGTTCACCTTGAGTGTACGACTTATCTTTAATAAGTTTAATAACGCTGTCACAAAACTCTCTCTCCACTGTTCCCATAGATGCTATTTCTATGTCTAGTGGTAAAAAGTCATAGCTCTTTTTATCTACGCTAAAGCCTACTTTTTTAACTGCCATACGTACTTTTTCAGGGTCAAGCATGTAGTTATAATGTGTATCTGTCTCAGGTAGAGCCGTCATTTGCCAACATTCATCTACAGCATCTACAAGGCTTTGTCCGCCTTTCATGCTATCACCCTTTTTTGTTGCATGATTGAGTACAAAAACAAGTCCACCCGCTCGACGTATAGCCTTACAAAAGGTTATAAACTTTTCGATTTTGTCTTCATCATAAATGCCACCATTGAGAAAGAATTTAAGGCTATCGAAGATAAATGCACAGTTTTTATACGCGTTATCTTTTGCATTTTCTTTTATGACATTTAAAGTGTCCATTATGCTTTTTTTAGGGTCATCAAATGTGTCTGCATTAATGTAACGGAGCTTTCCTTTTAGCTTTTCGATCAACTTGTCATAGCCACGGTCTTGTAAAATGTCGACGCCATTATCTGTATCTATAAAAGCAGCTTCCAACCCTAGTGATGTTAAGCATTTTGAAAATGCAAACATAAAAGAGGTTTTACCTGTACCTGCAGGAGCCCATAGAAGGTTAATGCTTCGTTCTAAAGCAAAGTACTCTATAAGTGCTTGCCTCTTGCCATTAGCTCGTACTTCATCTAAGTTAACGGGGGTTAAAAATCCAAGTCTACTACTTTCCACATTCTGCCTTTATCGTTTGTTCAAATATCATTTCCATACTCCATTCTTAAAAATAAAGTCTCTAGCCGTGCCATGAGAATAAATTGTCATCATTCTATTTTCATCAATTTTCTTAAATTCATTAGTCCAAATTTCATGCGAGAATAGATCATGTTGCTCACCGACTTTAAACTGCATATATCTCTCGTGAATTCCTAAATAAACCACTTCCGAATTAAAAAAGTTATTGAGTGTTGTCTTTTGACCTGCGAAGAGCACCTCTCCGCCTAATGTAACTGTCTCAGGACTGATACATTCAATATTTTCTTCATCAAATACTTTTATCAAACCTATCTTTCCATCAATGAGTCTTTTGATCTCTTGCATATTTGACCTCATATCTTTTGTTTTATTGTTTGTTGTATGCTTGCAAAGAGTTCTCGAAGCTTTGGGTCACTACATGCAATCTCAAAGTTACCAGTGCTTCGCTCAGCGTAGATCAGTGGAGCTGCTTTCACAGGCTCTCCACTCTTTGGCTCTGCGATCACACACGCTTCAATATCTTTAAAGAGCACATTATTGGCTTTTAAATCCTCTTTAAAAAGGGAGTAATAGCCTCTCATCTTTGCTTTAATGTCCTCTTTTTTGTAGCCAAACTCAAACTTAGCATTTGGATGTTTGAACACAAAGAAAAGCACGTTACCCTTGATCTTTGCATAGCGAAAGAGGGAAGAGAGCGTTAAGCCCTCTAACCCTGCTTTAGCGATTGCGTTTATGGTTTTATAGCGTTCCATGCCAACATAAAGCGCAGCAAGTTCGCTCACGTTATACCCCCGCAATATCGATAGGGATAAGATTCCATTCGCTATCGGAGTTCTCACGAGTGTAAAAGCGAATATAGCTCTTTGTAGAGGCGACTTGTAAGCTATCTACAATGATAGCCATAGCCTCAATCCAACGTGGATGGCTAATATCCCAACTTCGCAATGCCAAGAGTTTTTTAACATCAATATTTCCTTTTTTATCAACCTGAAAGGCTTGTGTAATAAGCGTTTGTACAAGAGGTGTAGAGTCCTTTGTCTCATCCTTTAAAAACTCATCAAGCTTCATCTTCGCAATGTGTATTTTCTCATCAGGCTTTAACGTATCCATCGCACGAATTTCGACCTTTGCAGTCGAAGAAAAGTTCTCTAGGTTTAGGTTTCCTTTTACACTTTTACCTTTTGCATCAACGTTGTAGTTTTGCAGAAGTAGAGCAAAATACGCCTCTACTTGCTCGTTGCTCTCTGTTTTAAAAATAGAGATAAGCTCTTTAAGGTTTTGCGCTGCCGCAATAATGCGCTCGACAAGCTCAGTTTTTAACTGTTCATCAACTCTAATCATATCGGGGTGAACTGCCTCACCCTTGCCGTTAATCCAAAAGCCTTTGTCATCTTTAATTAACATTGTGTCTCCCTTTATTTGGTTGTTGTTTTTTTCTCATTACTTCAAGATATGTTCGTGCTAATAACTTTTGAATAGGGTCATTTAGTACTCTTGCAACGTCTACTTTGCCCTTTAATTCCTCTTGTACAGCCTCAACTAAAATGGTAAGTTCTTGTAAAATACTCGGTGTATTACCATTTATGATAATTACTGTGCCAATTTCGCTTTTATCTACGGTTAACATCCTATTTCCTTACTCTACCAATTTATACTCTACATAGTAGAGCCACACGCGCACACGGCGCACCACTTTCTCACCAAGAAAACGTTTAAAGCGTTTAATCGTTTTGCACATTATTCTTGTTCTCCCTCATCGATATATTCAATAACGACTGCTCCAGTTTCATTAAAAACTGTTTTTACATCAAAGTAATGCCATCCATTTGAATCTAAACAAAACACATCTTTATCAGATGGAAATTTTTGTAATTCTTCAATTAACTCTCCAACTGTCATGCTCATGCTCTTGCTCCTTTGCATTCTGTAATAACGTTATTTAGTAGTTCCATCGCAACTTCTTGTGTCACCTCTTCAGGAGCTTGGACGTTTACAGACTCAACACCTGCTAAAAAGGCTAATCTAAGTAAATTACGTAACGCCTCTTCGCTCATAGCTTTAAGTGGTACTTTTTCTTTTAAAAGCGGTCCATTATTATTTACATGTAAAGACATAGCAATTGCATCAGCTGCATCACAATGTTGGCTACTAGGCTCTAACAGCTTACTGTCTGGTAAGGAAATTTTTTTCTCTTCGATTAGAGGTTTTAACGCTTCTATACGTTTACTTTTTGCAGCGCTTATTTTAGAGCCGATACAAACATTGCATACTTTGCCATGTTCGCCATTTCGGTAACGTCTAAAGTGCATATCTTCTTTCATCTCCCCACAATGCTCACATCGTTTCCATTCAACATTTTTCACGTCATCCCCCTTTCTTCTATTCTTTGCATCTCTAGCGACCTGTTCACAGTCTTCTAAGTCCTCGACATCAATGTCGTCAACACCTTCTTCTAAGCGATGCCATCCTTCTATGTCAGCTGAGGCACGTTCTTCTTTACTCGGCACAAGATCATCCGTACTATAAGGACGAGGCGGCTCTGTCATCGCTTTGTCAAACTCCTCTGCATTATCATGGTGTGGGTTAAGACCTTTTTCATTACACTTGGCTTTATAGCTCTCCCAAAATGATTGGTTATTCATCGTCGTCTTCCGTTAGCAAAAAGATAGCTATATCCGAGTAGTTACTCATGCATTGTAAAAAATCATACATGAGTGATTTTTGTATATTTTCATCGCAACCAACATATCCCTCTGCTATCGCCATCAAATCACTCTTTAAATTTTTTGCTTCGTCACTTAGTGCCATCTTGCGCCTCCGCTACTTCTTTTGAGAATTTTGCTTGCTCAGTGTTTGGGTCAAAGATATGTGCATGTGTGCATCTATGCCCTATAACTTCGTAGTATTTCATCTTGTCAACATCAAAGCTAAACAACTCACCACTTGAGAGTTCAAACATCTCAAATGATGCTGTATTTTTGATATAGACTACTTCATAAACTTCTTGGTCTGTGATGTCTAAAAGGTAATGCCCTTCAATCACTTCTTTTGCTTTTCTGTCTTTAAGACCAATGTGCATGTAAAGGTTGATTGCTCTCGTATCAGGCGTATGGAGGAAAAGCTCTCCATAAGGAATATCGTAGCATTGCGCTTGACTCATCCATGATCTTCTTATAATGTCCCAAGCTGAGAATTTAGGTATCATTGTTCATCCTTTGCATACCAAAACTTACAACTCACTATGTCTAAGTCCAAACTATCTCTCATCCTCCACATTGCAGAAAAGCAAATCTTATTACCGCATGTGTCACAACAAGGTTTTGCACGTCTAAGTACATTTTCATACTCACCTCTTACATGTAAAAACATCAAAAAGTTTGCCAAGTCAAGATAGTTTCCTTTGTTTTCTTTTGATGTGTTCCTCCAAAATAGATCAGCGAGGTCTTCACCTGTGCATGTTGCTTTGTTATTCCAGCCTCTTTTACCTTTTGCACGTGCAAGCGCTAGCTTTTCTTTCATCGCTTTTGCAAATGTATCAACTGCTAAGTTGTCTTTTGTCTCATCACTTACACAATCACAATAACCGTATTCATCAAACGGTGCATTGCATATTTCACATAGTTTCATCACGCCACCGCCATTCTGTTTTCTTTGGTTTGCTTTCGTGCCTCTTGAACAATAGCTTGAAGCTTTCCTGCTTGAGTAGTATTCAAGTTAAGCGCTTTCGCTTTAAAATGAGACACTTCTGTCTCTAACCTTTGGTTGTCTTCCTTGAGCTCACGTACCTTTTGACTTAAAAACATAACCTGAGCACTGAGCATATCAACACCAAGTAATCTTCTTAAAAACTTTTTCATGCCATCTCCTTACCAAGGATAATAGAGCCATAAAGCTCTTCATATACAGCCACTGCACTTTCATATTTTTTCAAAATATCTTCGTGCATTAACATTCTTTCTTTGTCTGCTGTCATGCGTCTAATACCAGACTCAAACACCTCATAAGTGTTGAATATTCCCATATCAGCTAGTTTTCTAGAGAAAGCACGCAGATCTCTTGTTTTGCCTAAAGACTTTTTGATCTCTTTGAGTTTATAAACCAAAATGTCATTTCGTTTTATAAGCTTTTTTGCATGCTCATACCAATCTTCAACGCTTACAAGCTCAGGGTGTACATCTTTATATCTATTTTTAAAACCCGCCAAAAAGTTGTACTCTTTGCCTAGTGATAATGAATATATGAGGCACTGATTTCCGCGCTCTTTATCCGATAAAATCTCTCCAGTTTTTAAACTGTACTGGAGTTTTGTGTTTGGGTCATATAGGTATTTTGTATCGTTGATTACAGGGGCAACAACACCAAGCTTCGTTATTACTCTATACTCTGAGTCAACTCTTTTAACGCTTGAGGTGTTGGTGGTTGTTCTTTCGATATATCCTACTTTAACCAGCTTTCTCAAATACTTATCAAGCGCTGAGTCACTTATTTGGATAATCATTAGAATATCTCCATATCTAAAAGACTGGTTTCTTCTAATGTAGTTCCATGTAAGCTGCTGTAATGAGTTTTTAGTATTCATACTAAATCCTTTGAGAGTTAGGACAAAACAAGCACGTATCTTTCACAATCTCAAACATTGGACTATTGATAGGCTTATTTGCTTTTACAGCATCAACGTATCGCTTACACACTTCAAAGTGAATGGTGTCTCTTAATGCGGGGCACAATACCTCTCTCTCTAATAAGAAGCCATACACTTCACGAACTTTGCTATCCAATTTTTCTCTATCAGCAGGGTACTTATCTTGCAAAATCAAAGAGATAGTAGCTTTTGAATAGCCTATCTTTGTTCCGACTTTGCTCATGCTGCCTTCGTGTTCTACAGCAGCTTTCAAAAGCTCGATATTACTCATCTGTCCTGCCTATTTTTTCAATTTCAAACGCTTTGAATTGCTCAAGATCGCATGATTTCAAGCCTTGACGTTTTGCCACAGTCTCAAGATCAGTTAAAAGCTTTCTAATCTGTCTTAAGTTAGGGTAATTATTTGCTAAAAACTCTATGAGGTCTGCTGATATATCAACATTGTCAGAGTATGTTTTGCAGTACTTCTCTACATCTTCAAAAACAACGGGTTTAAACTTCACAAACTCAAAGATACGAGAATAAAAGTGTCTGTGTCTCTTAAGCTTAGCGTTGCTTTCTTCCATGCCTACAAAGAAGATAATCACGCCTGTTTCATCGTGAATATCTCTTAAAATCTCTAGCATCTCAAAGTTTTTACTAGGGAGTAGAGCATCTACTTCATCAATAATGATGGTACGTTTTTTAGAGCGCAAGTCTTCAATAAGACGTGAATACAACTGGGACGTTGTACCGCTCTTATCTAAATTCATCTCTTCACATAAACGCTCAAGCATAGACTTTGGTCTCCATGTATGAAGCGCACGCAATAACACTGCATTGTACTTAGCAGCTGTCTTCTCAAGTGAGAATGTTTTACCAAGACCAAAGACACCATATCCAAGCCCCATCTTAGGACTTGTGGCAGGCAAATTCTTAAGCCTTGTAAAAGCCTCACTAAGTTTGATATAATTACTCGTTTCGATGAAAGACTCTTTCATCTCAAGCCTCCTATTTAAGTTTTTAGTGCCGTCCAAGCACTTAAGAGGGGGCAAACTCCTCAGCCCTCTATTAAGTGCTCTTATCCTACTTTTTGAGCTTTACTTTTTCTGTATTCCACTTCTTTTTTTGCCATCTCAAAAAGCTCTTTTTGATCGCGAATGAGTAGGATAAATTCATCTTCTTTATTGTTTTCTACTGCCCACACCAGTGCCTCAAAATCACTTTTGAAGATAGGTCTGCCATTGATCGTTACAGGCTCTTTTTTAGTCTCTTTTGGCATTTCTATATCCACGTTTTTAGTTGGGTATTTGATATTAGAAAGCGGAGAGATAACCATCTCTTTTGCTTTTTGTTCGATCACGTCTTTGATCGTTGGGTCTTTTAGCTTTTGAGCCAACTCTTCAGCTTTTTTAACTCGGTTAGTGTTCTCACGCTCAAGTTGACGCATATCGCGTTGAATTTGTCTCATAGCTTCACGGCTTATACCCTCTAAGCTTGCATCTTTTGCAGTACAAATTGGCGTCATATCTGCTTTGTAGATGTATGCTTCACCCATATCAGCACCCAAAGCAACAAAGACACGCTCACCGATATATTCAATGAGGTTGACATGTTGATAAAGTGCTTCTTTGCCATCTCTTTTGATAGAAATACCTTTTTTACCTACACTCATTTCTATCCATTCACCAAGAAGTACATCTAACATTCTTTGGTCTTTTATTGTCTGAGCAGGCGTGATATCTCTTGTATATTTTTCAATTGGGCTTACACCTAAGCTACTGTGGACTCTTTGGTCATAAACAGCTTCGTTCCATACTTGCACCCAGTAGCGTAAATCTTCCATTGTAAGAGGGATGAATACAGGGAGCATGTCTTTTTTATTCATCATGGTTTTAACGAAGCGTTTTTCATCCATCTTTTGGGCTCTCCATCGCTCACGTGCTTCTATCTTCTTTTCAAAGCTCAAGCGATCTTGGATACTTTGTCTCTCAGCCACATTGTGACCACAAAATCCCTCAAGCTGTCGGAACAGCTCACGGGTCATTGTTCCAAAGAAGCGCTCTATATGAGGCTTTAACCATCCACTATAAGGTGCAACTTCTATCTTATTGATCTTTAGGTTGACACAAACGCTCTCAAAGTGGTTACTGGTATAATCACGACCGTTGTCTGTAACAACATTCTCAGGAATACCAAGTTTTAAGATGCCTTCTCTAAGATTTCGAGCCAATGCATAAGAGTTACTTCGCTCTTCAACACATAGGACAACACGTCTTGTAAACACATCAATAGCACCAACGATAGTTGGGCGCTTGCCATCTGCGGTGATAATATCCGCAGGCGTTCCATCAAGTTCCCAATAATGGTTTTTATACTTCGCTTTAGCACTAGCATCGCCAAACGCTGCACGATACTTGCCTTTTGCTCTGTCAGGGTTTTTCGCAAACGCTATCAGCATGGCGTTTTCTTTTTTAAATGTTTGGATATAGCGGTCTATCGTAGAGAATGAGGGAAGCATATCACCAAAAGCGACACGCATATTCTCGTATATACCTTTGTTATTAGGGTGAATGTCACCTCTGAGTAAGTAACGCTCACACATTTCTTGCATTTCAGAGCTTAGTGTGATGCTCCCTTTTGGGCGTCCTCTACTATCGATAAAATAGTCGACAACATTGCCAATTTTAAGACCTTCTTTGTAGTCTTTTACCCATCGTAAGAAATGTGCGCGTGAAGGGAGCTCTTTACCTTTACTCCATTCTTCAAAGCTTACATATCTATCGCGTGCAAGGTAGCTTTTAACAAGCTCTATCTTTTCTAAAGCCTCTTTTTGAGCTTCTTTGGAAGCGCGGATATACTTTGTGCTTACCGTTGTTTGTGTCTTAATTGCGTAAGATGCTTCTTGCTTAGTTTTTGATACTTTTTGCGTAGATGGTTGTACTTCCAAGACTGATGGTTCATCATCTATCCATACTTCTAAAACTCTACCTTTGTTTCCACCTATACCGTCTACATAACGATATTTAAAAGATGGAGTTTTTCCACCTTTTTCATATCGTTTAATTGCTTTTACTAAAGCCTCATATCCAATTGTTAAGCTTTTTGTAGCTTCTTTCGCTTTAGTCCACATTATGCAACATCCTCAATAATAAAGCCTTCTGACTTTAATTTTTCAATGATCTTCTTAGTAAGTCCATTGCGCTTACCTTGTAATGTACCAGCTGCAATCTTTGTAAGGAGAGATCTTGAAACATTATTTTTTTGTGCCCATGCCGTCATATTTATACATTTATCTCTAAATTGTTTTGAAAGAGGATGCTGAAATTTTTTATTGGACTTGTCTGGACTATTTGTATCCATTTTTAGACTTTCTATTCGCATTTTGTCTCCGTTCTTAAACAATTTAAACGCTTTTTTATGTTTAATGCGTTTAAATTACCTAAATGTTGACGTTATTATAATCCAAACGGATAACAAAAGTCAAGAGGAAATTAGCTACATGGATAATTTAAAGAAAATACGGAATGGTTTGGGGCTTACTTTAGATCAGTTTTCGATACAAATAGGTGTTCCAAAGAGCACTTATGTTCGTTATGAAAACGGTAAAAGAAGCGCACCAATGGACGTTTTGAAAAAAATTGCCCAATTGGCTAATATTGGTATTGATGAAATTATCAATAATGATAATATTGAAAAAAAAGTAGAAAAAAAAGTTGGATATTCTACAATTAAACTCTATCCAAACATTAAAGCTTCATGTGCAAATGGCTCAGTTATTATCAATGGGGATAATGACTATGAAGCAAAAGACCTTTCCCTCCCAGATGAATATTTACGAAACGTATTAGGATTACATTCATTGCATGATGTACATGCTATTATTGCTGATGGTGATAGTATGGAACCAACTATAAAGGCAGGTGATATTATCTTCATTGTCCCTGATGATACCATACGAGATAGCAAGGTGTACATTCTTAATATAGATGGTGAAATATACTGTAAGAGAATATACAAAGATATTTCTACAGGGGGAATAATTTTAAAAAGTGACAATCAAAACGCACCTAGTTTTAAAATAACGAAAGAACAATTAAGAGATATCAAGGTAATAGGTAGAGTTAAAGTTGCGCTTGGCGTATCAAATTTATAAATGATTGGAAGGGTAAACAAATGAAAAAAGTTATTGTGTTTTTATTATTTTTTGTTGGCGGGTTATGGGTTATAAATAATTTTGACTATAAATCTAATACTAAAGAAAATACAAAAGCTACTGAGTCAACCATTGTTTATAAAAGCCCTCAAGAGTTAAGAAAAGAACATATAGAAAGTCAATTTAGTAAATGGGATGGCTCACATCCAAAAGTAGTTGATGAAATAAAAAAACAAATGAAAAATCCAAAGAGCTATGAGCATATAAAAACAGTTTATTTCGATAGAGAAAAAGTAGATAATATGATTAAAGTAGTTTGTGAATTTAGAGGAACAAACACTTTTAATGCAATGATAAAAAGCACAGCTGAAGCTATTGTAGATATGGATGGGAATATTAAAAGTTTTACCATGTATTAATTTACAACTGTTGCCTATTACGTTATGCACTATGATAAATTAACACAACTGCCTATATAGTTGATGTTATAAGTTGTCCATCAATATTGTCCATCAATATTTATTGTCCATCAATATATGTCCATCAATACTATTTTACAACTATTAAACCTTTTAAACAAAATGATATAAAAGTTAGCGCAAAAGCCCACGTTATAGAAGATCATCGAAGTAAATCATGTTAGAGGTATAAAAGTAGAGTTTTAAACGAAGTGTAAAAATGTGTAAGAAAACTTAAACGTCTCGTATTCAAAAAACATGAGACAACGCATGCCATAAACCCCTATGTCATCGCTATTTTAAAAAAATTCGCCCGAAATTTCCAAGTCTCATAATTTACACATATCCACATCTGCTTGTTTGTTTGAAACCATTTTAAAAGCATCCAACTCAGAAGATGTTGTCATTATTTTAAAATAAGGGTACTC